TTTGCCTTCCAGTAACGCACCTGCCAGTCGTTCGACCACTCCGCCAATACTGGCACGTAATCGACCCGTGTCGACAGCGACGTTTCGCTGTGCGTTTGCTTGAACGCGAAGCACCGCTTGGTCGAGGACATCCTCAAGCCTGTCGGCAAGTCGAGGTCCGAAGTTCTCAAGCTTTTCCGCCATTACTTCTGGGTCGTCGCCTTCCCAGTCGAGTTGAACGGTCATGCGACGCCCTCCAGTTGTATCGTCGTGGCGACTGGTCCAGAGGCTCTTCCGCCGTATTCGCCATCTACTGCTGACGCTTCGTAAGTCGCGCCGTCGGTGTCATCTGGCTGCTTTTTCGGAGTGAGCTCAATGAGGTCGCCCTCTTGCACGTCACCAACCAGCGAGCCACGTCCGCGAACAGATGGTGAACGCCTGACGCGTTCACCGCCGTCCTCGCGAACGTATTCGGTGCCTGCTGGCGTGAAGCGGACCGGCTCGTCCTCAATGACAACTTCTCGACCGTACTGGGTCTCACCGAAGTCGTCTGTGCCAGTCTCGACGCGACGTCGCACCGTCATGAGATGCGTCGTTCGCTGGTTAGCACGGTGCCTCATACCAGTTGAGCACCTCCGAGATACGACGGCGGTTCGGGGACTTCGTCCATCGCCTCTGCTCGCACTTCTGAAGGAGTGCGATACTGATAGGACGCACTGCCGACGGATTCGCTCGTGAGACCGTCGCTCTGAATCTGGTCAAGTGCATTACGCACCAGACGGATGACGGCACCAGTGACAGCTTCTGGCACGAAGTCGTAACCGTGAGTATACGTCACTTCGATACTCTGAAACTTCGTTGGCCAGTTGCGTCTGACTTCTGACTGAATGACGAGGTGAGTGTCGACAGCGACGAATTCAGTGAACGCGTCGCCATCAATTAACACCTCATCGACAGACTGGATTGGCACGTTACTGAGTGGCAGTTCCTTCTTGTCGACGTAGTCCGGACGTCGCGTCGTCTCGGTGACTTGTTCTGGGAACCACTGAGTGTCCGCCCAATCCTCGACACGTTGCGACTCGCGTTCCATCAGACCATTGGTGTCTGCGTCGCCTTCGAGCAGCGCGTCGAACTCTGACTGCGACAGATTGTCGAAGTCAGCAGCGGTAAACGGTAGCTCGCGCTTGACTTCGTCTATCGTGACGTATCGCTCGTCATGCTGCGTCATCGTTCACCTCGCTATGGTACTGACACGGCAGGTCTCGACAGCACTGGAAGCCATTGACAGGCTCATCGCAGACGTCTTCCGCCGCCTCAAGATGTGCGAATTGGATAAGACGTCGCCCGAGCTCGCGATTAACTTCAATCGTGTCGCCGGGTGACGTAGACACGCCCTTGACGCGTCGTCGACCGGGCGAATCTTCAAGGTGGCGGATTTCCATTGCTTATCCCTCGCGTCGTTCTTCGATTGCGTCGAGCACCTGCTGGCTTCGCTCGACGTTTTCGACCTTGTCGAGGTAAGCGTCGGCTTCTCCACTCTCCACCGCTTCGACGCGTTCCTCGTACTCAGGTTCGAGCCACTCGTCCTCACCGGGGAATTCAGTCTCCTCGGTGACGTCTTCGGACTCGATTGCACCCGACTCTTCTTCGTCATCATCTGGTGCCGGACCTTCGACAAAGTAGTCAGTAGCACTGACTAGCGAGTCGGCGAGCTCGTCTTCGACTTCGTACGTCTCGCCTTGGCGATACGTCTGCCCCTGCACACGTGTCGCCGATGGTCCGTCTTCCGACAGATGGATTTCCGTCATGTCACTACACCGCCGCGATGTCTTCGATGCGAACTGCCGCGTTCTCGTCCTCGACTTGGAAGTCGTCCTTGCCGACGATTTTGTACTTGGCGAACAGGTCGTTGTCGAAGACCTCGTCGGATTCCTGAAGCACCTCCATCCGGAGCTGGTAGCGTAGTCCGTAGATGAGGTTCTGAGGCGTCGTGAAGATGCCGCGACTCTCAGGAATTAGCGCCGAACCGACGATGTCGTAGTTGAACGGAGTGACCTCAGTGTCACCCTGCAGCACGGCGACACCCAGCCCGTCATTACGACCCACGAGGGAATTGTAGTATTCCTGAAGCTGCTGGATGTTCATCATGAACACCGGGTCGTCGCGGAGATACTTCGAATCCAGCGTCTGGATGACGTCGTGGAACATCTCCGTGTCGGGCGGCTGAGGAGTACCCGTCGCGGTACTCGGAGTACCGTCGTCAGTCTGGTAGTAGACTGGCGCACCACGAGTCTCGAGGATTTCGAACCATCCATCGTTCTGGTTGATGAATGCGTCACCGTCTGCCTCGTCACCGACGAACGCGAGGTCCTCGGTGTCAGCCGACCACTGCTGAGCCATCAGCGACATGATGGTATTCGCCAGCTGGTCGCGCTCCGGGTTCTCTTCCACGGTCTCTCGCGTCAGAGACCAGTAGATTGAGCCCTTCTCGGCGTCCATGTCGACGAAGCCCGTGTTGACGTTTGACTCACCCTGACCGGTGTTTTCGTCCTGACCACGGCGAAGTCGCTCGCCGACACCGATTTTGGGGATTCGCTGCTTGCTGCGACCCATCGGAACCGTCCGCACTCTGTCGAGTACGACCGATTCATCCTGCACTTCTTGGAAGAACTCGTCGAAGGTCTCCCGGGGCAGTTCACCACCCGGCGCGAGGTCGCCTGTCGTGACCTTGTCCAGCGCGTCCTTCGGGTCAGCAGACTGACTCATTAGTCGCCACCTCCAGCGAGACCGAGGATGTCTGCCTTGCTACGCTCTGCCGAGCTATCGTCGTCGCCTTCGCCGTCGAGCTGCTGACTCTTGCCCGACGCTTCAGCGAGGTTCTCGATAGCGTCAGCGTTCTGCTCTGTCGACTCCTTGAGAGACTTTGCCCATTCAGGCGCATCCTCCCACGGGTCGTCGCTTCCCTCTTTGAGCTCCTCGCGAAGCTCCTTGATTGCTTTGCTGTTCTCCTCCGTCGCTTCCTGAATCGACTTTGCCCATTCGGGCGGGTTGTCGTCAGGATTGTCGTTGTCTGACATTTGAAGTGTTCGGTTACTGTCGCGTAGTTCCTGAGTGATTTCGTCCACGAGGTCATCGGTCTCCTCGCCGACGATTGCCCCGGCGACACCTGCCACTGCTTCGGCAACTTCATCCGGATGGTTCTCCGACACTTCGTCGAAGATAGCGTCGAACGCTACATCCGTCAGACCGTCGAGAGCTGACTCTACTGCGTCAGACAGCTCGTCGACGGGTTCACCCATGAACTGTTTGGTGTCGCCGCTTTTCTGTTTCTCCTGCGATACGTCGCCAGTTAGAGCTTCCCACGCGCCTTTACCAAGACGCCTAAAGAAGCCGGCACTTTTGCCTTCACCGTGCTCATCGATGGCGCGCTGGAGGTAATGCCACAGTCGTTCGGCATCATCCTCGCTTGCACCTCGGTCGGACATCACATCGAGGAACTGGTTCTTCCCCTCGACGTGGTCGAGTATCGCTTTGCTGTCGCTCTTCGCCGCGACCATCTGAGCATCGGGTACAGCCGGAATGTCGACGCTTGAAACCTCGTGCACCTCACCGTCAAGAAGTTGCCACACTGGCTCGTCCTCGGGATAGTCAGCTGCACGCTCAATGCCATCAGGCGCCTCTTCCATCGGTTCCGACCACTCGACGTTTCGTGCGCCGATGGAATACGCCGAGAGAATGCCATCCTCTACGAGACTCCACAGTTCGTCGTCAGTAAACTTCCAGCCCTGAATCCACGAACCTGCCGGAAACTCTTTGCCTCCGATTTCGCGAGCTTCGTCGAGGATGCGATTCTCAGCCAAAGTGACGTGACTGGTAGGGAACACCGAGTGCATGACACCCGGCGTTCCGTCGCCGTCTTGGAGCAGTTCCATGAAGCTGTCACTGAACTGCTCGATGAGTGCAGTTTCTGCGAAGTCACCTTGGAGGTCGACCTTGTCCGGGACCATCACGCCGCCGATTGCCACGCGTCGGTCTGCGTCAGTCGCCTTGAACTCGACGCGTCGTTCGAGAGTCCCGTCGGAGCGATGGCTCTTGCCCGCTTTGGCGCGGTCTTCCCAAGCGCCGCAAACTCGACGCGCCTCTTCCTCTGACATGTCTTCCGACAACGCATCAACGCACGCTGCGGGGTCTTCGAACCTGTCAGGGTCTTCTGGCGGGCCAAGCGGCATTACTCTTCCTCGTCGTTACTGGCGTCTTCGTCGGAATCGTCGTCGAGACCGAGCGACTTCGCTCGGTCTGTCGAGACCATGCCGGTTTTATCACCAGAATCTTGGTCTTTGTTTTTTGACATGCTCTGTGCTCCAGCTGTACCCTCTTCTGATGCGCTGGCGACATCAGTGTCATCGGGACTCATAGTATAGAATACGCGACCTAAGCTGATAAAGCCTTTCATAGAACGACTTCAATCTGTCGACCGGCTTGGAGTTGTGCGAACTGCGAATCTGTCAACTGGTCCCGGAATACGGGAACATGGGTACATCGACAGTTGACGCGTTCGTCGGGTGACAGTCCGAAGTGACCGGGATGAGGCGCAGTCTGTCCGTCGGGTAGTGTGAAGTTTGCTTCAGGCTTGACGGCTTGCTGATGCATCGTTCCATGGGTATCACGCTGACGACCATCGAGCGCTGTCGTCCACTGTTTCGCGACGACGCTTGGAGCATCGACGTATGCCGACTGTTGTCCGGCGTTACTGGACCCGTTGACTTCAGTACGTATCACCCGCTCGGCGCGATGCCCTTCCACTCTGTCGTCCCAGAATTCGTTCTGTAGACGTTCCGCCGCATCTGGAACCGACAGACCTTCTTCGTGAACGCCGCGGAGAAACGCACCTGCGTCATCCCCGAGATTAGTCAACACATCGTCTGTGGCACTCGTTGCCCAGTCGTCAAGACTCTCGATGATTTGCGGCGGCGCTTCGTCGAATACCACGTCGAGCCCGAACCTGTCAACCGCGAGCACTCGTCCGACTTCTGCTCCTTGCTCGACGCCTTCGCGATAGACCACTTCGACGTCGCTACTGTATTCGCCCAGTATTTGACGCGCCGTCGCTTGAGCACCATCGAGCGACTGAATCGGCAGCGTTCCATCACGTACTGCTTCAGTCATGTCACCGCGAGCTGGTCTCAGGGCGGCGACATAACCGGCGAAGAACTGTCTGGCGACACGTCGTTCCTCGGGTGGCATCGTGTCATCGATTTGCTTAGTCGCCATGCGCCTCGCCTTGCTCTATCATGCGGTCTGTAACCGAAGCTTCTCTCTCACTCGTCTGCTCATCGACGATGTCTCCGATGATGTCTTCGAACCCGCCCATGCTTGGCGCACCAGTTGCTTCCATGAGAAGCATGTCACCTGCCGGCCTGTCAAGCGAAGGCATGCCAAGCCAGTTACGAACTTCGTTCAACGTGACGGCACCTTGACTTGCCTGAACGCGTTTGAGTGCCACCTCGGCGTCGCGAAGACGATTGTCGACGCCTCGACTCTTGAAGCTGACTATCCAGTCGGTGACACCCAGCGCGCTGTGGATTGTCTCGTGAAGCAACTGGGCGAATGCCTCCTGCTTCGGGTTGATGACGGTATCCAAGTAACCGCGTCGCTGTTCAGACGCGTCGGTGCTGAAGCTTCCGGACTTAATCTGTCCGGCTTCGACAGGTGGCACCTCATGCGCCTTAAGTATCTCGTGTTCGTTGTGGGAGTGAAACTCCAAGAAGCTGGCGTCTTCTTCGACACCGACAGTCAGCGGTTCGACGCGAATCGACACGTCCTGCTCCTCGTCGAAACCGTGCTCCTGCTCGAGAAGCTTTTCCACCTCGAGGATGATGCTTCGGTGGTCTTCGTCCTTCATGCCATGCATCACCTTCCTGATGTCAGAGCGCGAGTCCTCAGTCAGCTGACCGCCCTCGACTATCACGGCGAGGCGTGGCACGGCATTGCTCTCGAAGAAGTCGATGTTGAACTCGCGAGCAGCTTGGTCGCCTGTCACGTTAGGCACCGCCGGGATGATGTCTGGCGTGCCGTAGTGGTCGACGAATGGAGTGTGGTTCCGCTTGAAGATAATCTCATTCGCCACATTGTTGACAGAGCCGCCCGCAGCACCTGTATCCGAGTTGACGAAGGTCCTGTCGTCGCCGTACCTGTCGCCAAACGAACCGAAATACTTTAAGTCTCCGGTGCGTTGCTGAACGAACCCGGGTTTGTCTTTCCGCTTGCGAATCGTCGGTGCCGGAACGTAAGCCATTCCGACAGGTGTGCCGTCCGTCGTGGTCAACACCTCGAGCGACAGCCACCCGATGAATTCGTAGTCTGCCCAGCTCATTTCTAGCACGTCAGCGTGCGTCGCGAGCTCGGACTCCATCGGCCCGACCTGCCACTTCGTGTCCTCGCCGAACCAGAAGTCTTCAGCGGTTTCGCGCTGCTCTTCCGACGGGTCATCTACTTCTGGATGAGGCTTTATCTCGAGTCCGTAGCCCGCGACGTTCCTCGCCTTGCTAAACCCTGCCTTGGCGTGCGTCGTGTTGAGTTCCACCAGCTTTGCAAGCTGCTTCGGTGGGAACGGCGGCGATATGCTCTCTCCCACCGCGTCAGCGAACTTCTTCTCCTGAAGCTGCTGGGATTCGTCGGCTTTGGTCTGTGCCGCTTTGCCGACCATTTCGCTGTACGCACCGGGACTGTCCATCTCTGTCGTGACTTTGTCTTGTGAGCTCATATTCCTGAAACACCAGTGTCTGCTTCTTGACGCGCCTCGGACTCTCGATTACGTCGCGCTCGGATTACGTTGTCCAGCTGACTCGCTGCAAGAGCCAGCATGTCGACGCAATCGTCATAGCCGTCACTCGGCGCGTTATACCGAGTGTACCCCGACGGAGTAACGTCGCGTTCCATCTCCGCCATCTCAATATACACTTGGTCCATCGCGTCGATGTCCGGAAGCGTCAGTTCACTGTTCTCGACGCGAGTGATGAGGTTGTCGTACATGTTGCGCTTCTTCTTTGGACTGAATTTCGTCGGCTTCACGTTGATACCCTCAGCGGCAAGGTCTGACACAATCTTGTTGTCGCGAGACGCGTCAGGCACGAGCACACCGGGGTAGTCGTTTGCCGCACGCTTCAAGTCCTCGAAGATTGTGTCCCATCCTTCGTTCTGGGACCGCGACAGGTAGCACAACTGACCTGACGCGTCGAGTGCACCAGTGACTCGAAAGTCCTGTGAGCGAGCGAAGTCAGCTGCCACGACGTAAGGCGGCGTGCACTGTGCTACAGGCCGCCACACCTCACCGGTGACATTGTGACCACTTCCTGTCAGTTCGCCACGCATCGAGTATTCGCCGGTAAACAGTCGCTCGTCCAGCTTTTTGAATACCGACGCGCCGTCGTCGACTAACTCGGCGAGATACTGTTGCTTAAACTTCGCTTCTGGCATTGTACCTCGCTTATCCATCGGGTCCTCGTCGATGAACGGATTGTCTGCAGACGTCGCGTGACTGTAGAAATTGTCAGACCAGTTTGACGACTTGCCTCGGTCTGCCAGCTTCCTGAAGTAACTGCGAGGTCGCACTGGCTTGCTGATGAACATCGCGCGCCCAGAGTTGTCCATCAGCATGGGCTCGAGGTCGTCATACCACAGACTATTTGGCATGTAGTCTGCTTCGTCGATTACCATGTCGTCAACGCCGGCGCCTTGAAGCGTCTCAGGTTTGTCGAACGTTCTGAACTCGACTGTCCAGCCATTGACGAATCCGAGCTCGCGAGGTTTGGTGTACTTGCGATACTCTATCCATTCGTCAGGTACAGCTGACTCCAGCTTGTCGAATCCGTACTTGTTTGCTTGGTCGTAACTGGGTCCGACCCACCAAGTAGTTCCGTTCGCCGGATTGTCGCGTCCCCAGTCATACTCCCACGGTTTCCTCAGGTACTCGATACGTTCGATGCACGCGATGATATTCTTGCCACCTCGTCGACCCCACTCAAGGACTTTGTAGCGGGCATCCGACTTGATGACCTCTCGCTGCTTCTCGTGAACAGTGAACGTCGGGGCAGGGGTCAGCGGTCGACGCTCCGTTGTGTCAATAACGCTCACTCTTGCTTTCCTCCGATGTATCGCTTGCCAATCGCTATCGAAGCGATGGCACCGGTCAGAATCTGGAGCGACGCGTCACCGACACCGCTATATGCTAGCGCGACGAGTCCGACAATGCCCACGATGTCAGTCGCCGCGTCAGACATGAAACTCTCGCACAGCTGAATAAAGCGGTGAGTCCTCGTGGGAAAGCTGTCGGACTCAGACATGCTACTCCTCCCCGTACGTCACGAACTCAGCGTGCGTCTTCTTGTCAGGCAGGTCTGCGTCGTCGTCCAGTCGTATCTGGTGCTCTTCGGTTTTGATGAAACTGAAGCAGCGTTCCAGAAGGAAGCGGACGAACGACGTGTCGACTTCGGTGTCTGGATTGAGGGCGCGTGCCGTGAGCTGGCTGGCTGCATGTTGCCTCGCACGCGTAAACCTCTTTCGGAATTCATCATGACGCTCTAAGTAGCGATAGAGCGTAGCTTCCGACACGCCACCAGCATGGGCGATTTGCTTGATGTTGAGAAACTCTGACGCGCCAACACCGTCCTCACCTCGGGCAGCTGCCAGAATGTCATCCTTCACATCTTCGAACTTTGAGTCGACTCCGCTGTTAACGGGCTTTTCGCCGGCGATTTGTCGTGCGCTTGTGAACCCGATACCCTTCACTTCTGCGAGGTCATCAGGGTCAGCCTCCAGCACGCTACGTTTTGTCTCGAAGCCGTTTGCCCGAAGATTCTCAGCAATCTCGGGTCCGACTCTCGGTAGGTCGGTCAACTGGTCTGTCATCAAGTTTATATACGTCGCGTAGGCTTAAATAGCTTTTCACGTGTGACCAGTGCTGTCGCTGTCCACCTCGCATTCCGACGCTTCGATTTAGCTATGACGGTGGGTCGAAACCTATTAGTGCAGACCCAAGTGTCGCCTGAACGGCTTCATCTCCGTCTTCTGGTTCGCCTGTCCGGGCGTTTTTCTCCTTGGTTGAAGTCTGTTGTGGTTTCTCGGGAAGTTCGACTATATTAATTTCTATAGACTCATCTTCCGCAGAAACACCATGCGCTCCAAAGCCAACCTCCTCCACAGTGACAA